ATCTGCAAATCCTGCGGCGGCTCCGGCCTGACTGCCGTGAGCGACCGCCGCCGTGCAGCCTCCATCGGGCGCGATGAATCAAGCTACCGAGAGCGCTGGCGAGGGGTCTACGAGTGGCTCCTGGCGAAATTTGGCGAAGCGGAGCAGGACGCTGCCTGGCGGATGGCAAAGGCGCTAAGCTCACAGGAGACAATCTCATAGGGATGTGACTTGATCACCGCCAACGTATACATGCGGACATTTCAGCTCCAGGTCGGCAATTCGACTGGAACGATCTTCGTCATGGAGAAGGATGATAGGCAGTACTGGGTTACCGCCAAGCACGTTCTGGATGGCTGGGACGGCGATAGCCAGCTGGCGATCCGAAAACTGGAAGGCTGGCTTCAAGTCGGCTTCAAGCTCGTCGGGCATCACCCCGTAGCCGACATTGCTGTTCTGGTCGCGGATGGATACGTGGAAGCCCATCCGGCTCAGGCGAGCATGAACGGTCTAAGGATTGCGCAGGACTTGTACTTCTTGGGCTTCCCGTTTGGTTGGGCAGCAGAAATGGATGCAAACTTGAACCGAAACTTCCCGATGCCCTTCATCAAGAAGGCCATTGTCTCTGCTGTTTGCCCCCCGTCTCCTGGCGTTCAGGATGTACTGTTCCTCGATGGCCACAACAATCCCGGATTTTCGGGCGGTCCAGTCGTCTTCATTGATGCGACCACGGGAGAGCAGAAGATCTGCGGCGTTGTGAGTGGCTATCGGATTCAACCCGAGAATGTGTTTGTCGGCGAGGAACGAATCGAGGCATATGTTCAAGCGAACTCTGGGCTTATGATCTGTGAGCAGATCATGCGAGTTGATGAGGTAATAGCGGCGAACCCGATTGGTCTACTCAAGCCGCCGCAGTGAGTGCGGGCTTGATGCCCCCGCACCTTGGCAGGTAATTTAACTAGCATCGCGCACGACCCGACCCCGGCCACCCAGCCGGGGCTTTTCATTTCAGGATCCGCCATGGCACAGATCACCCCCCAACAAGCTGGCGGCGTGAACGTCGTGGCCTTCCTCGACATGCTGGCGTGGTCCGAAGGCACGGACAACGGCAAGCAGACCACCAAGGACCGCGGCTATGACGTGATCGTCGGCGGACAGTTGTTCAAGAGCTACGACGACCATCCGCGCGTGCTGGTGGACCTTCCGAAGCTCAGGATCCAGTCCACTGCGGCAGGCCGCTACCAGCTGCTGCGCCGCTATTACGACGCCTACAAGAAGACGCTCGGCCTGAATGATTTCTCGCCGCTGAGCCAGGACCTGATCGCGCTGCAGCAGATCCGGGAACGCCGCGCGCTGCCGCTGATCCAGGATGGCAGGATCCCGGAGGCCATCAAGGCGGTCAGCAATATCTGGGCGAGCCTTCCTGGCGCCGGGTATGGCCAGCACGAACACAAGCTTTCCGACCTGTTGGCCGCGTACCGCAGGGCCGGTGGGGCGTTTGCGTCGTGACTGAGCCCGTGAGCACCCTCAAGACCATCGTCGGCACCTTCACGGCGGCTGTGGTGGCCCCGGCTACCGCTGATGCGTTGCGTGCAGCAGAGCGCATCATCCTCGGCGTCCCTCAGTCGGTGCTTCTGGTGGCGATGGCCGGCGCGCTGATCGGCGTTCTGCTGCTGCCGGAGAAGGACGCCGAACGCGTGGCTGCGGATGCGAGCCGCCGTCGCGGTCATCGCCTTCTGCAGACGGCTGCCCGTTGGGCCGCCTTGGCCGTGGCTGTCCTGGCGTACGCGATCGTCGCCGCCTGGGTCATCGCGGTTGCTGCCTCGATCTGGCCGACCCTTGCCGGCGCGCCGCAGCTGCCGCTGGCTGGCCTGTCCGGTGTACTGATTCGCCGGCTTCTGCCCGGCTATGTGCGTCTGGTCGAGAAGGCCACTGGCGCAATCGGAGGCGACAAGCCATGAGCGTTCTGCTGAGGTTTCTCCGCGCGGCATGGGAACTGGTCGTCGGCGCTGCGGCTGATGCTTTCCAGTGGCTGCGAAAGCCGGGAAGCAAGATCAAGCTAGTGTGCGCGGTGCTGGCCTTCGGCTGCCTGGTCTCCGGCCTCTCGGCCTATGAGAAGGAGCAGCGCATCCGCGATCTGAGCGCGCAGGTAGTTAAGGTCAAGGCTGACTGGAAGGCAGATGCCGAGCGCTTGCAGGCCGATGTGGACAGCCGCGACCAGCGACTGGCCGAGGTTGCGGCTGCTCTTCGCGGCGAGGCCGTGAAGCTGGAGGCGTTGAAGGCTGAAAGCGCGGCAGCTCTGCAGGCGCTGGCTAGCCGCATCGAGTCATCCGAGAAGGACGCAGCTACCTGGCGCGGCCGCTACGCGCAGCGCCCTGATACATGCAAGGCTGCCCTGGAGCTGCTCGACTCCGCCTGCCCAGCCTTGAAGGGGTACTGACGTGCGACTGATCGTCTTGGCTGCGGCCTTCTGTCTGGCGGGCTGCCAGTCCTCGGCACCGAAAGCGAACCCGCCAGCACCGTCTGTTGTCCTTGTCCCTGTGGCCACGTTCGTTCCCATCGATGCGGCGCTGACGAAGCGCTGCAGCTGGGCCCGTGCCGGCAAGCCGTCTGCTGTGTTCGAAGTGAGCAACGGCCGTAAGCGTTGCCTCGATCTGTACGAGGCCCAGTTCGATGCCATCGAGCAGGTTCAGGGGAAACCCATCCCTTCGGACGGAAGCTGATGCCGCGCCGGGCACCGAAGCACAACGCCATGCCGAGGCAGACGGTCGTGCACGTTCCGCGCGCAGCAGTGAGGCAGACCACGGCTGAGCGTGGCTACGGCGGTCGATGGCAGCGAGCCCGAGCGACCTACCTACTGAGGCACCCGCTGTGCGCCGAGTGTCAGCGGTCGGGCCACGTCACGGTCGCGACGGTGGTCGACCACATCACGCCTCACAAGGGCAGCCAGGCGCTGTTCTGGGACACGGACAACTGGCAGCCCCTCTGTAAGCCATGCCACGACCGCAAGACCGCGACCGAGGACGGCGGGTTCGGGAACTGGCATCGAGGTGCCAAGGCGACCCCGAAATGCGCGCGCAGGCGCGAATGAATCGCAACAACGGCAGATAGGGCGGGGGGGAGGGTGAAAAGTTGGGGTGGTTCGCCTCCCTGACCGTGCGCCCAGCCTTTTTTTCGCACCGTCAAAATTGAGATTTGAAAAATGAGAGGACGGAAGCCGACCGCTCCGGCCCTCAAGGTGATTGCCGGAACCGCCCGGCCGGACCGTGAGGCGCCTGACGCTCCCGAGTTCGACCTGATCGACGTGTTCCCCGACCCGCCGCAGCACCTGAACGTCAACGGGGCTGCAATGTGGAATGACCTTGGCCCCCAGCTGGTGGCAGCCAAGGTTCTCCAGACGGTGGACCTGTATGCACTGCAGCAGCTCTGCTACGCCTGGCAGGTCCAGGTGGCCAAGCAGATGGCAGGGGTGGATATCACAGCCGCTGAACAGACCGCGCTGAAGGCGCTGATGTCCGAGTTCGGTATGACGCCGGCGAGCAGACGCAAGGTGAGTTCTGGTGGCGCCGAGAAAAAGCCCGGCAACAAGTTCGGCGCCCTCCCGGCGCTCGCCAAGTAAAAAGAAGCCAGCGAAGCCGACGACTGCGGCGCGCCACCGGCGGCGCCCGAGCCCGGATCCGGCCGACTACGTGGCGGTGGCCATCGACTACGCGCAGGAAGCGGTGGAGGATCGGAAGGGCAAGGCATTCGGGTTGCTGATTCGCCAGGCGGCCAAACGCTTCCTGGACGACCTGGCCCGCGCGAAGAAGAGAGGATCAGCGTTCACGTTTTCACCCGCGCATGCAGTGCACGCCTGCGGCTTCATTGAGCTGCTGCCGCACGTTGAAGGCTCTTGGGAGACTCCCGAGATCCGCCTGCACCGGTCCCACGTATTCTTCGTGGTCCAGCTGTTTGGGTTCCGGAAGCTCGATGGCACACGTCGCTTCACCTCAGCGCTGTTTGCGGTGGCGCGCAAGAACGCCAAGTCCACATTGGCCTCAGCCATCCTGTTGTACTGCCAGTGCTGCGAGAACGAGGAAGGCGCCCAGGTCATTTCGGCGGCCACCACCTTCCCGCAGGCTTCGATCATCTTCAATGTCGCCAAGCGGATGGTGGAGAAGACGCCGGACCTTCGGGAGGCGTATGGGCTTGAGACCTGGGCCAAGTCGATCAGCCGCATGGAGATCGGCGCCAGCTTCAAGCCCATCCACGCGAAGGCAAGCACTCAGGACGGCTTGAACCCGTCCCACGTCGGCCTTGATGAGATCCACGCGCACAAGACCCCTGACCTACTGAACGTCCTGCAGTCCGCTGCTGGCGCCCGCCGCAACCCGCTCTGGCTGTTCACCACGACCGAGGGATACACCAACCCCGGCCCCTGGGCTGAGATCCGGCAGTTCGTGAAGCAGCTGCTGGCCGGCGTGTTCAAGCACACGGCCGACCATTACCTGGCAGTGTTCTACGCTGTCGACGAAGACGACGAGGACTTCGACGAGGCGAGTTGGCGAAAAGCCAACCCCCTGATGGAGGTAAACCCGCACCTCCTGGGAGCTATCCGAAAGGAGGCGGTCGAGGCTAAGGCCATGCCGTCCAAGCTGGCTGAGTTCCAGATCAAGCGGCTGAACCGGCCGGCCTCGGCGGCAAACGGCTGGGTTGCACTTCGCAAGTGGGCAGCCTGCTCTGGTGAGGTCGACCTTGAAGCGCTGAAGGATGTTCCATGCTGGGGTGGGCTGGATCTGGCCAGCACCAGCGACCTGACATCGTTCCGGCTTGTCTGGCGGGTGGACGGGAAGATCATCACCTGGGGCCGCCGATGGGTTCCAGAAGAGGCAGTAAAGCAGCGTACGGAGCGCGGCACGGTCCCATACGCGGGCTGGGTCGCGTCTGGCCACCTCGAAACGACCGAGGGCGAGGTCACTGACTACGCCCATATCGAGAGGTCGATCCTGGACGTCGTCTCTGGTTTCAACGTTCAGTCAATCGCGTTCGATAGCTGGAATGCAACCGAGGTTGTGGGCCGGCTTCTGGCCGCCGGCGTGCCGATGGTGCAGTTCATCCAAGGACCGAAGTCGTATCACCCGGCCATGCAGGATCTGGAGCGCGCCTACGTAGGCAAGCGCTTCGTCCATGACGGCGATCCGGTGCTGACTTGGTGCGCTTCCAACCTGGTGGCACGGCGAGACCAGAACTTGAACATGGCGCCCGACAAGAAGCGATCGAGCGAAAAGATCGATGACATGACCGCGCTGCTGATGGCTGTTGGTATCAGCATCCCCGTTGCTGAAGAAAAGAGTGACAAGAAGCTTGTCCTCATGACCCTGGGATAGCCCATGAAGAACGAGAACCGCGCCTACAGCCTGCTGGAGGTCAAGAACTACGACGACGACGAGCAGGTGATCACCGGCTGGGCGACAACCCCCGAGCCTGACCGGTACGGCGATGTGGTCGAGCCTCTGGGCGCGAAGTTCGCTGCCGAGCTTCCGTTGCTCTGGCAGCACCGGCACGACAGCCCCGTGGGCATCGTGAAGTTCGGCAAGCCCACAAAGGATGGCATCCCATTCACCGCTAGTGTGGCGAAGATCGCCACCCCGGGCGCGCTGAAGGACATGTGCGATCTGGCCTGGCAGTCGGTCAAGGAAAAGCTGGTGCGCGGCGTGTCGATCGGCTTCCGCGCCCTCGAGTACAGCTACATGGATGGCGGTGGAATTCGATTCACCGAGAGCGAGATCTACGAGCTCTCTCTGGTAACGATCCCGGCCAACGCCGCGGCAACGATCCAGAGCATCAAGGCCATGGATACCAGCGGAACGCGCCGCCGAAGCAGCTACGGCGTGCCCCTGATTCAGTGCCAGAAGGCAGTGGTAGCGAGGCCTCCTGGCGGCGCAGTGAAGTTGCTGGACTGAAGTAACGGCCCACAGGGCCATGCGGGGTGGAACCCGCTCCCCTCCATTTTGCAGGCACTGCCCGGGGTGGAACCCGGGCCGAAGGGCTGCGCCAATCTCAGAGAGATCAAGATGACCATTCAGGAACAGCTGGAGAAGCTCCGCGCCACGCGTGACGCCCAGCAGAAGAAGCTCAACGAAGTCGCCCAGAAGTCCATGGACGAAAGCCGTTCGATGGACACCGGCGAAAAAGAAGAGTTCGACAGCATCGAAGACCAGATCAAGTCCCTGGACGATGACATCGACCGCCTGACCCGACTACTCGCCGTGCAGGCGAAGTCCGCTGTGCCGGCCGCGCAGATCGTGCAGGAAAACGGCTCCGCGACCGATCCGAAGCGCGCCGCCGGCGCCGCCAGTGGCAAGGGCCCGGCTCTAATCCACAGCCGCAGGAACGAAGAACAGGGCATCGGCTTTGCCCGATTCGCCATGGCGATGTATGCGGGCAAGGGCGACGTTTCCAGCGCCAAGGCCTTCGCGGACAACACGTTCCGCGACGATGTGCGGCTGAACGAGATCATGAAAGCAGCGGTTGCCGCTGGCAACACCACTGATCCGTCGTGGGCGGGCAACCTGGTCCAGTACCAGAACCTGTCGAGCGAGTTCGTCGATTTCCTGCGCCCGCGCACCATCATCGGCCAGCTCGGCCAGGGTAACGTGCCGGGCCTGCGCCGCGTCCCGTTCAACGTCCGCATCCCGGGCAAGACTGCTAAGGGTCGTGCACAATGGGTGGGTGAGGGCTTCCGTAAGCCGGTGACCAAGTCGGGCTACGACGCGGCGGAGCTGAAGTGGGCCAAGATTGCCGGCATTTCGGTGATCACCGAGGAGCTGGCGCGCTTCTCCGACCCGTCGATCCAGATCCTGGTGCGCGACGACCTGTCCGACGCGGTCATCGAGCGCATGGACGAGGACTTCGTCGATCCGGCGAAGGCCGCCGGAACTGGCGCAGGTCTGTCGCCGGCCTCGATCACCAATGGCGTGACCGCGATCCCTTCCACGGGCGACGTTTACGCCGATATCCAGGCTCTGTGGGCCACGGCAGACGATACGAACCTGCCGGTGTCGAGTGCGGTCTACATCACCGACAGCGCTACCGCACGTCGCCTGTCTGGTCTACGCAACCCGCTGATGGCCCGTGAGTTCCCCAACGTCTCGATGACCGGTGGCGACATCGATGGCGTGCCGCTGGTCGTGTCCAACTACGTTCCGTCGGGCATGTTCATCCTGGCCTTCGCCAGCGAGATCTACCTGGCTGACGACGGCGTGGTCACCATCGACGTTAGCCGCGAGGCCACGATCATCATGGACGATGACGCGACCGCCACTCCGACGATCGCGCAGATCCAGAGCATGTTCCAGACGAACCAGCTGGCCATCCGTGCCGAGCGCTTCGTGAACTGGAAGAAGCGCCGGCCGCAGGCGGTCTCCTACCTGACCGGTGTCGAATGGGGCAACCCGGTCGACGCGGGCGGTGGTGGCGGCTGATTTCTGTAGTTGTCGGCGGGGGCTTCGGCCCCCGCCTTCTTTTCCTTGGGAGAAAGGTATGGCGAAGGTCGAGATGATCCGGCGGAACCGCGTTTTCAGTGTGGACGCCAGGCTGGCCCCCCTCCTGGAAGCTCATGGTGGCTACCAGCGGCGCGACATGCAGGCGCAGCCGGCAGCCGCCCCACTCGCGGCGTCGCAGCCAGAAGCTCCGGACGTGGCGAAGCAACCGGCGCAGACTGACGGCGGGAAACCCCCGCGCACGGCCGCCAAAAAGGCAAAAGGTGCTGCCGGGCCGAAGACTGCGCCGGCTAAGGACGAAATCTGATGGCTGGATTCTCGCCCCGTGAATTGGCTACCGAGGCCGGTGTGCGCAGGTACGGGACTGACTACCTCAAGTCGCTGCACCCCGTGCATGCGTCCGGCGGAATGGGTGGCTGGCATTCTCTGGTGCGAGAGCCCTTCACCGGCGCTTGGCAGCGGAACTTGGATGAGCGGCACGAATCGGTGCTCACCTACCCGACGCTGTATGCGTGCCTGAACCGCATCGCGTCGGATGTCGGAAAGCTGCCTTTCGTTCTGAAGGCAGAGGATTCCAATGGGATTTGGCGCGTAGATAGGAACAACACTGCCTACTGGCCCGTGCTGCGGAAGCAGAACATTTACCAGACGTCGCAACAGTTCCGCTCGGCCTGGATGTTGTCGAAGCTAGCCCAGGGCAACACCTATGTACTGAAGGGTCGGGACGAGAGGAACGTGGTCAACAAGCTATGGGTCTTGGACCCGTGCAGTGTTCAGCCGATGGTGTCCGACAGTGGCGACGTGTTTTACCAGCTGAACTACGGCACCGGCACCAACCTGCTTCCCGAGAACTATCCAGGTGAGCAGCTGGTTGTTCCGGCTAGCGAGATCATCCACGACCGAATGAACTGCTTCCACCATCAGCTCATCGGTGTCCCGCCCCTGTGCGCTGCACAGTGGCCGGCGGTGAAGAACCTGAAGATCCTCAAGGATTCGACCAACTTCTTCTCCAACGGAGCAAATCCGGGCGGCATTCTGACCGCGCCTGCGGGCATGTCCGACGAGGATGCCCAGGCGGTTAAGGAATACTGGAACACCAGCTTCCAGGGATCCAACGCGGGCAAGGTCGCGGTGATCGGTGCGGATATGAAGTTCACACCCTTCGCATTCAAGGCTGCCGACTCCCAGCTGGTTGAGCAGATGCGGTACTCCGACGAGCAGGTGTGCCAGCCGTTCGGCATTCCCCCGTTCAAGATCGGCATTGGCTCGATTCCTGCTGGCATGAAAGTCGATGACATCAACCAGCTGTACTACTCGGATGCCCTCCAAGCGCACATCGAGGCCATGGAGGAGCTGCTGGACGAGGGTCTGGGTATTTCCCGCCCAATGGGCGTCGAGCTTGATCTGGAGCCGCTTCTGCGGATGGATGTTGGCAAGCAGGCCGAGGTGCACAACACGCTGACCGGCGGTGGTATTGAAACTCCGAACGAGGCGCGGTTGGTGTTCAACCTTCCCCCTCTGGAGGGTGGCGATACGGTCTATATGCAGCAGCAGGACTTCCCGCTGGATCAGGTCAGGCAGAACAGGATCGTTGCTCCGACCGAACCGCCCCCTGTCGCTGAGGATCCGGAAGACGACCAGCCTTCTGCTGATGGCGAGCTCAGATCTTTGCAGCAGTCGAACTTCATCTTGATGGCCCTGCGCGCCGCACGGGCCGAGGTATTCCGTAATGACTGATCCCATCGACTTCGGCACGGAGATCGGCGCCTTGATCCGTGAGGCGGTCGCACCCGTCAAGCGAGAGCTGGAGGAGCTGCGCCAGCGCGCTCCAGAGAAGGGTGAGCCCGGAAGGAATGCCGATCCGGTCGATGTGGAGGCTCTCGCCGACCTGGTCGTGGCCAAGTTGCTGGACTCGCCGCGACTGCTGACGCTCGTGGACGTTGCCACCGCAGACGCAGTGTCCAAGCACTTCGAAGCCAACCCGGTTCAGAACGGCCGCGATGCCGATCCGGCGGTGATTCAGGCAACGGTGAAGGCTGCGGTTGAGGCACTTCCGGTGCCGAAAGATGGGCTTGATGCGGAGCCTGTCACCGATCAGCAGATTGCAGCGGCAGTGGCAAAGCATCTCGCCGTGCACCCGCCGCAGGCCGGCGCTGATGGTGTGGGCCTGGCCGGCGCCATGATCGATCGCAGTGGGGAGCTGGTCATCACGACCACGAAGGGTGAGGCCATCCGTCTTGGCGTCGTGGTTGGCCGTGACGGTGAGGACGGCCAGCATGGCCTCAGCTTCGAAACTGCCTCCGGTGAATACGACAGCGAGCGCGGGTTCGTCATCACCTTGGGAGCTGGCGAACGCCGTGCCGAGCTAGTTCTGCCGTACATGGTCCATCGCGGCTTCCATCGCGATGGCATGGGCATGAAGGCAGGTCAGTCGGTGACCCATGACGGTGCACTTTGGATCGCAAAGCGCGCGAATGCTTCCCGGCCATGCCTGGAGAACACTGACGACTGGATCTTGGCTGCCCGAAAGGGGCGTGACGGCAAGGACGGCCGGAGCGTGCGGATTCCGGCTGGGCCTGTGAGTCTGGGAGATGGCGATGGTTGAGTTCGTGACCAAGGCACAGGCCCAGGAGCAGATCCGGCTTGACCCTGGCGCCGATGACTCCTGGCTGGCATTTGCCATACCGGCTGTCAGCGCGGCGGTGGACAGCTGGCTGAAGGCGCCATGGCGGCGATACGAGCTTCAGAGAGACAGCGCTGGCGCGCCAATCATCGGCGCTGACGGGATCCCCCTGCCGGTTCTGGACGATGAAGGGGAACCGGTGCTCGCTTCGCAGGTGGTGCTCGCCACGCTGGAAGAACTGGCAAGCCACTCCAGGTTCCGGGAGGGCGAGGGCGACAACACGGTGCCCGCCGATGCCGGGCACGGGTACGTCCTTTGTCGCGCTGCAACGGCCCTGCTGGCGCCGCTACGGCGTTCCACGGTGGCATGAGTGGCCTGCTCCGGCTGCGCGCGCCGCCGCGCCTGGCTCATGAAATGGATGCGAGAAGCGAATGAACGAGCAAAGCGAATTGCTGGCCGCGCTGCGAGCCCAGACCGAGGCGACGCACCAGCTGGTGGCGGCGCTGCAGGAAAAGACCAAGGCCGACCTGGAGAACGCGAAAGCGGTTAACCGTCTGGTGGACTACCTCTGCGACAGCGAGGGCGGTGGGGCGGAGCCGGCTGGGTCCGGCAGCTACCTGAGCGGGAAGCCGCGATGATCGCCGCCGGCCGCCTGCGCCATCGGGTGCAGCTTCAGCGTCAGGTCTACGGGCAGTCGCCTGTGACCGGCGCGCAGACCGTCAGCTGGGAGCCGCTGGCCGATGTGTGGGCCGAAGTGGCGCCGCTGTCGGCCCGCGAGTTCGTGGCAGCCAAGGCGGTGGACAGCGAGGTCACTTTGCGGGTGACCATCCGCCAGCGCGATGACGTGACCGACAAGTGCCGGGTAATCCACCGCGGCAAGATCCTGAACATCCATGGCGTGCTGCCGGACCCGGTCAGCGGCCTGGAATATCTAACGCTCCCCTGCAGCGAGGGTGTCAACGATGGCTGATGGCATCCGATTCGACGTGAGCGGCCTGGACGGCATCCGCAACAAGATGGCGCAGGTGAAGCGCGAGGTGAACTACAAGGGCGGGCGTGCCGCGTTGCGCCGCGCGGCCAACGTGCTACGAGACCAGGCGCAGAGCAACGCCCGTCGCGTGGATGATCACGAGACCGAAACCGCCATCTGGAAGAACGTCGCGGTGCGCTGGAATGGACGCGCATTCAAGCAGGACGGTGTGCTGGCGTTCCGTGTCGGCGTTCTGGGCGGTGCCCAGGCCGGCCGCGCTGCTCAGCAGGGGACGAGCAACCCCGGTGGCATCACCTGGTACTGGCGCCTGCTGGAGTTCGGCACGTCGAAGATGGCTGCCCAGCCGATCTTCCGCCCAGTGCCGGACCAAGCCGGCCAGAAGGCCGTCGACGTGTTCGCGCGAAGCTTCAACCAGGCGCTGGACCGTGTGCTGGCGAAGCAGGGGGCGGCATGATTCCGCCCATCTTCCCGCTGTGCATTGCGTCACCGGCGGTACTGCTGGCATTCGGCGACGCACCGACTCGTGTCTATCCGTTCGGAATGATCGAGAAGCCGCCAGCGCTGCCGTATGCGGTCTGGCAGGCGGTCGGTGGTAGCCCTGAGAACTACTTGGCCCAGCGCCCTGACGTGGACGCGCTGACGACGCAGGTCGACGTGTATGCGAAGAACGAAGCATCACTGATCCAGGGCGCTGCCGCCCTGCGCGATGCCTTCGAGACCCGCGGGTACATCACCCGATGGGGCAGCCAGAGGCTTGATCCCGAAACGAAGCTGCTGCGCCTGTCTTTCGACGTGGACTGGCTGGTACATCGGTAACGCCCGCTACATCCCCACCCACGCCCCGCACTGCGGGGCTTTTTACTGCCCGCAGGAGAAACGATGAGCATCCTGACCCAAGGAACCCAGCTGTACGGCCTGATCAACGGACAAGTCCGCGAGATTGAGTGCATCACGGCTTTCAACCCCGGCACTGCGCCGGCGGACCAGATCGACGACACCTGCCTGTCGGAGACGAACACCCGCACCTACAAGAAGGGCCTGCGCACCCCCGGCCAGGCGTCGGTCACCGTCAACGCTGACCCGAAGAACGAGAGCCACTACCTGTTCTGGCAGCTGGCCGAGCAGGTGGACGGCGGTGATCCGATCCAGTGGGCCATTGGTTGGTCCGACGGCGTGGACATCGAACCAACCGTGCAGCAGGTTGGCAGCATCTCGAGCATCGAAGTGACCAACGGCGGCACCGGCTACACCAGCGCGCCGACCGTGGCCATCACCGGTGGTGGTGGCAGTGGAGCCACGGCTACTGCGATCGTCGATTCCGGCTCCGTGATCGGCGTCAACATCACCAATCCAGGCACCGGCTACACCAGCGCGCCGACTGTCGCGTTCACCGGCGGCGCTGGCACCGGCGCCGCTGCGACTGCCGAGCGCTCGACCGTCGCCGAGCTGGTGCTGCCGAACACCCGCACCTGGTACACCTTCCAGGCCTACGTGAGCGACTTCCCGTTCGATTTCCAGGGCAATGCCGTGGTCACCACTGCGGCGACCATGCAGCGCAGCGGCTCCGGCGTCTGGCTGCGTAAGGCGCAGACCCCGTGAGCCGCGCCGCCAAGAAGACATCCCCCGCGCGTGCAGTGAGCCTGAGCGTGGCCGGCCTGCAGAAAGCAGGTGCGTTCACTGGCCGGCCAGTGGAGAAGGAGATCCGCTGGAAGCAGGGCGACGAAGAGCTGACCGCCACCGTCTATGTGCGGCCGCTGGGCTTCCAGGCGGCGGTGTCCGACGTGCTGTCTGCCACGAACAAGCACGATGGTGTGGCCGGCCGCATCGCGGCCAGCATCTGCGACCAGGACGGCAAGGCGGTGTTCACCGTCGCTGATATCACCGGCGAGGCCGATCCGGAGCGCGGCGCCCTGGACGGCAACCTGTCGGTAGCGCTGCTGATGGCCATCGGTGAGGTGAACAACCTGGGAAAAGCTACGAGCTGACCCCCGAGGATGAGGTGTGGTGCGAGCTGGTCCTGAACGGGATCGGTGGCCGCAGCATCGCTGAGGCAATGGAATGCCTCAGCATCCGGGAGTTCCAGCTCTGGAGCGTGTACCGCGCCAAGCGCGGCAGCCTGAACCTAGGTGGCCGGATGGATGCAGCGACAGGGATGCTGGCCGCGCTGTTCGCCAACTCGAACCGCAAGCCAGGCAGCGCTCAGTTCAAGCCCACCGACTTCATTCCCTACGCGGATGCCGAGCCCATCAGCCTCGAGGAGGCGATGAAGCAGTGGTAGCCGGTCCGTAGGGCGTGCATCAATCCGGCCGGCCATCGGCCGGCCCCTGCAGCAGAGAGAGCTATGTCCCGGTCCCTTGGTACGCTGACCATCGACGTAATCGCCGAGGTCGGCGGCTTCGCGTCCGGCCTGGACAAGTCCGAGCGCCGGGCGGAGAAGTGGCGGAAGAAGGTCGAGGCCGAGGCGAAGCTGGCTGGTCTGGCGCTCGCCGCTGGCATGACCGCAGCTCTTGCCGGGCTTTCGACGGTAGGCCTGTTGATCGCTCGCAATACCATGAGTGCCGAGCGAGAGGTTGCCCAGCTCGATGCAATCATCCGGTCAACGGGCGGGGCCGCTGGGTATACCCGGCAGCAGCTTCTGGACATGGCCGATACGCTTGCCAGCAAGTCCACCTTCAGTGGCGGTGAGATCGTCGAGGCACAGACACGACTGCTGTCCTACTCGGGCATCCTGGCTTCCAACATCCCCCGCGCCATGCAGGCGGTCATCGACCAGTCGGCGCGCCTCGGCATCAGCGTCAGCCAGTCGGCGGAGACGATCGGGCGCGCGCTGGAATCGCCCAGCAAGGCTGCCGCCGCGCTCGCCCAGCAGGGTTTCGGGGCGGCCTTCACCAAAGAGGTGCGCGGCACAATCGACGAGCTCGTCAAAGCCGGCAAGGAAGGCGAGGCCCAGGTGATGATCCTGGAGATCCTTGAGGAATCCTACGCTGGTGCCGCACTGGCAGCACGGGACACCTTCGGAGGTTCGCTGACGGCACTCCGCCACACCATTGACGATCTCACCACTGGTCGTGATGGAAGCCTCGCCGGCGCCACCGCTGCAATCAATTCCTTCATCGACACCCTCAACGACCCTTTGGTCAGGGAGGGGTTCGACGCGATGATTGCAGGTCTCGGATCGATCCTGACGGACTTCGCCACCTATCTGAAGGACGGCACCGAGGTCCGAAACCTCACGGCGTCGATTGCGGACAGCTTCCGGCAGATCAGTGACCTCGGAGGCATCTTCAGTGGGACGATTGAGGGCTTGGACCGTGTTCGTGGCGGTTTGGTCGCAATCGAAAAGCAGGGCAACGCGGTAATGAAGCTGGCGACAGGCCAGTACAGCGGGTTGTTCGGCTCCCAAGGTGGTGGCTGGAGCCAGTTCCTCAAGGACTACCAGACGGGGACCCAGTACGCCGACCGCGGCTGGGCTGCTATGCAACCGAAGCCGGCGTCTACCGTCAGGCTCATCGAGGCCAGCCTGCCGCCTTCCGGCGTTACGGGCGATCCTGCCGCCCGTGCAGCCGCAGCTTCTGCGGCCGCGGCAGCTGCTGATGCCGAGAATGCCAAGAAGCGTCTGGCTGGTCAGCAGCAGCTGGAGCATGCCTATGAGTCCGCCTCGCTGCAGCTGAAACGGCAGATCGAGCTGTTCGACACGAGCGCGGATCGTTCGGGACGTGCTACAGAGCTGCAGCGGCTTAACTTTGATCTTGCGCATGGCGCTCTGAAAGGCCTCAATGCCAGCAAGCAGGAGTCTCTTCGCGCGGACGCTCGAAATCTGGACATTCTGCAGGAGCAGAAGAGAGCCAACGAAGCGGCGGCCAAGGCCACTGAGGCGTTCGTCAAGCTGAAGGACGAGCTAAACAAGAAGGACTCGCTCGGCTTGGATCTGGCCCGCGAGCGGTTGAAAACGTTGCAGGCGGCGGCTGCGGCAGGCGCCGCCAACGACCCTGAGTTTGCCAAAGTCGCTGGAAAGGTCATTGAGCAGGTCGGCGGGTCGGGCGGCAGCGAGTATCGCGGCCCGGACGCGCTCTACGGCGGGGCCAGCGGCGAGTTCTCCAAGATCAACAAGGCGGTCGAGGAAGAGAACAAGAAGTACGCGACACAGCTTCAGGCGCTGGAGGAGTACCGAAAGGCGCGTGCCGACTTGAATGAAGAGTGGGATTCCAAGGAGGCAGTGCTTTCAGCTTCCCATCAGGCGAGACTCGACGAACTCGACAAGGCCAGATGGCAGGTCGGATTGACTGCTGCAGAGCAGGGATTGGCCGGTGTCGCGGGCGTTATGCGTGCCGGCTTCGGCGAGCAGTCCGGTATCTACCGGGCCGCATTCGCAATCAGTAAGGCGTTCTCCGTCGCGAAGGCCGCGCTGGCGGCCAAGGATGCGGTCAGCTCGGCACTTTCGAGCGGCCTTCCGTTCCCTGCAAACCTGGCGGCGATGGCCGCAGCAGCTGCAGCAGTTGCCAACCTGGTAGGCGAAGTTTCGGCGGTTGGCATGGCCCACGACGGCATCGACAGCATTCCTGAGACGGGAACCTGGCTTCTGCAGAAGGGCGAGCGGGTCACCACTGCGGCCACCAGCGCCAAGCTGGACGCAACCCTCGACCGCGTGTCCCGCGATTCTGCTGGAGGAGGTCGCGGCGACACCTTTGAGATGAATTTCAACGTTAACGGCTCCATCAGCGAGCGGGAACGGCTGATGCAAGAGCAGACAGTGAGGCGCGCAGTAGCCTTGGCGCGGCAGGACCGTGTAGCGGACACCACATCCGGCACCGGTCCCCAATCGCGCGCGATGCGATCGAACTGGAACGTCAGAAGGAAGGTCGGGTAATGGCTCTGATCATGCAGCCGAAGTGGTTACCCGAACCGCTGCGCGAGGGCTATGGGCTGCGCCACGTATCCCCGCAGACACGGTCCACCTTCGTAAGCGGGCGATCCCTGCCGCGGCGGGCCTACACCGCGACCCCGAGCCAGACTGAGGTGCGATGGCTGTTGAATGACCAGCAGGCTGCTCTGTTCGAGAAGTGGTTCCAGGAGCAGCTGTTCGATGGCGTGTCCTGGTTTGCATGCCGCCTTCGCAGCCCGCTGGGGATGGACTACTACAAGGCGCGTTTCACCGACATTTACGACGGTCCGACGTTGACCAACAGCAACCTGTGGATGTTCACGGCACAGCTGGAACTGTACCTCCGGCCGCTCCTGGCAGATGGATGGTCCGAGTATCCGGAAGGCTTCCTGCAGGCCAATGTGATCGACCTGGCCGCAAACAGGGAGTGGCCCCAGCCATGAGCATTCTTGAACGGCTGTACGCGTCCGGGGGCAGCGAGATCGAACACGAAACTCTGGCCATCACCGTCGGTGGCGAAACCCACTACCTGACCAAGGGGTGGGAGGACCTGACTGCAGTGCTGGAAACTGGCCAGACGGTGAACTTCAAGGCCTGCGGTATGGACGTGGCCAAGCCGGCGCGCAACGCCGACGGGGTGCAGGATCTGCGGTTCGCCCTGACCAACATCGATGGCGTGGTGAGCACCAAGATCCGCGCCGCGCTGGCCGCTCGGCAGGAGATGACCGTAACCCTGCGGGTCTACCTGAGCAGTGATCTGCTGGCGCCAATCAAGCGCCCGCTCTCGATGGTCATCAAGGGCGGGCAGTGGTCAGCCACCGAGGTCCAGGTGACCGCCGGTTTCATGAACATCCTCGACACTGCTTGGCCGCGCGACCGCTTCAACCTCTCCAAGCACCCAGGGCTGCGCTACATCTCATGACGATCGACCTTGAAAAATACCTGGACGTGGTCTGGGTCAGCGGCGGCCGTGTGTTCCCCGAACTGGACTGCTATGGCGTGGTCAATGAGGTGCGCCGTGATCTTGGGTTGCCGGCTTGGGACGAGCATCCGGGCGCTACCCGGGAGGATCTGCCCGACCTGGCAGAGCAGGCGGTTCTGCAGCATGCGGGCAGCGACCTGGTGGAGGGTGCCGTGGCGTTCTGCTACGAAGGCAGCATGGTGACCCACGTTGCCGTGCTGGTGGAGGTAGACGGCCGCATGTGCACGCTGGAATGCAACGACGGTCGCAACGTGACGGTGCTGCCGGTGGCGCGCTTCGAGCGCCGTTTCAACCGTGTGGAGTACTACGCGTGATCCGGGTGTTTCCTTCCCGTATGCCCGGTGAAGCGCTGGAAACCCACCAGCATGGCCGGATGACGGTGGACGGCTGGCTGCGGGCGAACGTACGAGGGTACACCGGAGAGGGTGAGCAGCCGATCGAGCTGGAGGTGGACGGCGCACCGGTTGCGCCAGAGGCTTGGGCAGCCACCTGGATCGACGATGGCAGCGACGTGCGCATCTATCCGGTCCCTCATTACGAGGGAATTGCCGCGGTGATCTACTGGGTTGTGGTTGCGGTGGTGGCTGCGTATGCCATCTACATGGCCAACAATCTGCCTGGTAGTCGAAACGGGCAGGGCGACAGTCTCAGCCTCGACACGGCTCGGGCGAACACCGCGCGGCTCGGGAGCCCGGTACGCGAGGTTCTGGGGCGATGCCGCGTTTGGGCCGACTACCTGGTCCAGCCGGTGTCCCGCTTCGTAGGCGAGAAGTCCTATCGAACCCACATGTTCGTGTGCGTGGGGAAAGGTCGGCACATCATCCCCGTGGGCTCGGCCCGGCTGGGGAATACGCCTATCAGCTCGTTCGGCAGCGACGTGCAGATGACCATCTACCCACCGGGTACGGATGTGAGCGGCGACGTGCGCTCCGAGAACTGGGTGAACTCCACCGAGGTCGGGGCGACGGCCTCCGGCACGGCCGGCCTGGATCTGAGCGACACGGCAGACGTGTCTACGGGTATCAACGCTGATTCGGTGACTGTATCGGGAAACATCATCTCCCTGAACAACGCAACGGTCACCGATGCGAACGGGAATGAGCGGCCGACCAACTCCGTGCCCAGCAGCTGGGTTGTCGGCGCCGTGCTCACGCTCAAGGTGGCTGCCTCCTTCACCGCAACTACCAGCGGCCTCTACTCGATCATCGCCGGCAGTGCTGTGGCGGAATTGGCGCCCTACGTGGGCATGCCGGTGCTACTGACCTACAACGGGGCCGACTACGCACTGTTCGTGGCCAGCTACGTTCCTGGCTCGCCGGCTGTGCCCGGTGTTGGTGGCAGCGCTGCCCGTGTGACGGGATCGGCCGCCGCGAGCAACTTCGATTTCAGTGCCTCTCCGGTCACCTTTGGAATCAGCTGGCGGGGAACCACCTACAGCGTTGCCCTGGTGGCGAACTACATCACCCTCGGCGTGCTGCTGACCGCCATCAACGACCAGTTGGTGGACAGCGGTCTGGTGGCCACCCAGTCCGGCGGTGTGGTCACGATTGCGGAGGCGGCCAGCCCGTTTGCTGGTGGGAGCATCACTTACAGCGGCTTGCCGGCCTCGGTCTTCGGCAGCAGCCCAACGTCCACGGCGGGTGTGGCCACGAGCGGTGGAACACCTGCGACACAGCCCCGAGTGACGTTGGCCTATGACGGCCCTACTGGAACTGCTTTCGGTGGTCTGCCGCCTGGCGTGGTGTCGCTGGCAATGTCTCGCGGCCAAAGCGACTATCGAATTGCGGCTGTGGCCGGGCTCACCTTGGCCGTAGAGCGACTGACAGAGGCTGGCGTGGTCGACACGAGCTGGCCAGGCTGGACCAACCGGACGGCCACCGACTACAGCGCCACCGGCTTCCAGGAGGGCGAGGAGTGGCTGGGGCCCTTCCTGGTGTGCCCGAACGGCGAAACCACAGATGCGTTCGAGTACGACTTCAACTTCCCCGGCGGCCTCATCTGGTACACCAGCAAGGGCAACAAACGCACGTTCACGGTCAGCATCCGCGTTGGGTATCGGGTGTATGGCTCGGGCGCGCCCTGGACGGTTCGTACGCACACGTACACCGGATACTCCGAAGATGCCGTGGGCTTCACCGAGCGCATCACCCTCGGCGTCCCAGGGCAGGTCGAGGTGCGGGTCAGGCGGGTGACCGAGCGCGGAGGCAACTCGGCACGGGATGCGTGCTACTGGCAGGGCCTTCGCGCCCGTCTGTCGCAGCGACCGACTCGCTACGACGCCCTGACGACCATTGGCTTGACGGTGACCACCGGGACGAAGCTGGCGGCGCAGACCGACCGCCGCTTCAACGTCGAGGCGACACGGCTTTACGACCAAGGAACCGCGCGCAGCATCAGCGGCGCGATGATCCACGTCATGCGGTCCCTTGGCTTGCCGGCGGACCAGATCGATACGGATACGCTCCAGCACCTGGAGGACACCTACTGGACCCCGCGAGGCGAGTTCTTCGACTTCAGCGCGGAGAAGTCCGGCACCAGCGCACTGGACATGCTGCAGATGGCGGCGCAGGCGGGGATGGGTTACTTCCTGCTGATCGATTCGATGTGTTCGGCCGGCCGCGAAGGGGTGAAGGGGTGGCGAGGCGGGATCTCGCCGCAGCGTCAGCTTGAGCCGCTCAGCACGTCGTTCATTTCGCCGGGGCCGGACGACTATGACGGCGTGGACGTGACCTACATCGACGAGGTGACGTGGGCGGCCGAGACTGTCGAGTGCCGGCTGCCGGGTGTGACCGAGCCGTGGAAGGTGGAGACCTACGAGCTGCAGGGTGTCGGCACGCGCGATCGCGCGTACCGCATCGGCATGCGGCGCCTGATGAAGCACCAGGGCCAGCGCCTTACCTACAAGACCAAGACCGAAATGATGGGCCTGGTCTACCAGTACGGCGACCGGGTGAAGTTGTTCGACGACATTCCCGGCTCCAGCACCACCAGCACCATGATCGAGTCGGCGCGGCTGGACGGCACGCGGCTGCTGATCGAGGTAGGCGAGTACCTGGATTGGAGCCTGCCGGCGCCGCGGTGTCTGGTGCGGTTCCAGGACGGCACGCTGTCGAACGTGATCGTGCCCACGCGAGTCGACGACCACCGGCTGGCCATCGCTGCCTCGGCACTGCCCGGCGAGCACGCCTTCAACACCTGGATCATGGACGACCCGACGATTGACCCGCCGGAGCTGATCTTCTGCGACAGCACGCGCGCTGGGTATGACGCCGTGCTGGCCGACCTCACGCCAGGCGAAGACGGCTCGGTCGAGCTGACCGCCCTGCAGTACGACCCCGCCTTCTACCAATACGACGACGCCAACGCGCCGTAGCATCACTGGAGACGCAGCAACATGACGACCTTCAACACCGGCAACCGGCTGGGTTCGAACGCCCCCAAGGACCTGTACGACAACGCGGAGAATCTCGACAACGGGATTAATGGCACCGCCAAGACGTGGACGGATCGGCTGGGCGTGGTGCGCAAGAGCTGGAGCGGTATCGAGACAGATTTCCAGCAGTTCCTGGCCGATGGAAGCACCATCGAGTTCCCGACGTGGGCCGCGGCCAGCGCTGCGGCCGGGGCAGGACAGATCCCGCTGAATCGTCAGGTGTCCGTGATCGGCGACACCGGAAGCCATCTGGATCCCGTCTCCGGCTTCAGCGTGCCGAACAGTGGCAGGTACGTCATGGCGGTCGCCGGGCTTGAATGGCGGTCGGCTGACGTCGTGTCGCAGAAGCAAGACAGGCAAGGCCTCAGTGAGATATTCGACTCGCCGAACCTGTACTTGGATACTGCATTTGTTCACATGATCGCTGCTCAAACTGGATCCGGGTTTGTGCCTGGTGATGGTAGTGGCACCTTCACCCGTGGGGCAGGCGCGGCGCTCGCCTTGACCACCTCAGACGATGGGCGTCCGGCGTTCTCGCTCACGGTCGCATCAACGAGCTCGCCGTTCTGTCGATGGAGCCAGACGCTTTCCGGCCTCAAGCTCTCACCGGGTGATGAAGTTTCCGCATCGGTTCGCGTGCTGGGCGGGACTGTTGTCGGGGTGGCCAGGGTTCAACTTCAGCAGTTCAACTCGGCTGGTGCGGAGATTACTTCCGCGCGCCGTTCCATGAGCTTTACCACTGGCCCCTTGGTCTCAACGCCTGTCGAGTTCTCGAAAGTGTTGCTGGATGCCTCGGCGGCGTCGGTCGGAATTTATGTAGACGGTAATAGCGTGGGAACGGTTATTCGCCTCACGGACTATCTGTTTGCCAAGGGCGCCGTTGCCAAATTCCGACCGCCAATCGCGGGCCGCGTTCTGGATAGCCAGGCAGCTGCAGGGGTTGCAAGGAGCGTGGTCGGGCAGTCCATGAGCGACGCCTCGGAAAATCCAAACCTGATTGCCCCCAGCACGTTCGATTTCACTATGCTCGCGCCGTTGGCCAGTGGTGCTGCAGAAGCAACGACCTATGGAGGCAAGCGCTGCTGGAAAATCACCGACCCCTCGCCCGGAAGTCCCGAAGAGGCCGTCGCCATCGGCCGGTTCCCGGCCGGTCGATTCCGAGGCAAGGTCAGCGCCGGAGTTTTCATCGTTGCCGTGGAGGCGGGCTCGGCAGGTAGCGGCGCGCGCGTTCTCCTACGCCAATTCAACGGGAATGTCGAAATTACCGCGGTTCGCCGGACACAGCAGCTCGGTACTGGCGGTTCCGCTGTTGGCGAAACGCAGGTCTCCTTCAACGACGTGGCGGTGGATCCATCGGCCACAAGCGTCGAGCTATACATCGCCGTGCTAAGTGGCGACACGGGCACCCGTTCTCTCTACTTCCGCGAACCATCCGTTCGGCCAGGTGGTTCTGCAGCGTGGGTTTCGTCATCCGCAAGCGCGGCGGTTCCCTTGACGCAGGCTCACGTCGCGCCGACAGGCTCGGATAGCAGTGTTGGCTCGGCCAATGCGCCACTGGCCACCATCTCCGCTGCTCTAAACGCGATTGGGGGCGACGGCGTGATCTATCTCCACCCGGGAATGTATGGGGAAGCTCAGAGATTTGCCCCGCGCCTCGTCACCGGCTCTGTGAAGATTATTGGTGTACGCGAAGGTCTGAGTAGCGGAGCCTATTCGTGGCCGACGGTACTCCTTGGGACTCGGGTGATTGGAATCACGAAGACTCCCGGGCGGTCAAAGGTTTACCAAGCGGCGGTTTCAGGCCTTCCGGCTCTGGCCGATTTCCAATGGGCGTATCAGCACGGTGTGGAAGACCCGACGACAGCGATTGATGGAGAGTATCGCTTCCCGCAGCATCGAGGTCGCACGCATCGGCTTCCAGACTGCGCGAAGCTGGTAAAAACGTCCGCGGTCGTTCTTGCGGATGCTCTCGCAGAGATCGACTCAAGCAGCAGTCCAAAATCCTTCGTTGAGGCTGGCGTTATGTATTTCAGTATCTCAGGAGGAGGGGACGGGTCTGCAGCAGAGGTTTATCTCGATGCCGCCGGGTTGGTGCTACCAGACGTAGCCGGTGTTGCGGGCTCCCTTTCCGTGGTTGGACTGAACGTCATGTATGGCGGCCTGAACCTGGCACCTTTCGCGGAGAGCGAGCTGGATGAGGTGAGGGTGGTTGGGTCGAAGGTGAACGCGGTCGACTACAACGTTCTCAGATATGGGCGGCTGGAGGTCTGTTGTGCTGGGTCTCAGAGCCAGTCGGTGGGCGATGGCCTGAACGGGCACTTCGGCGCGGTAGTTGTCGGCGCGGGCGATCTTTACTCCCATGACAACTGGGATGACGGCTTCAGCGATCATGAGGGATGCAGTTCACGCCTGACCGGCGGCGGCCTGGTCGAATACAACGGAGGTACGGGGATCGCGCCAGCGTATGGATCTGACTCGTTGGCACGAGGTTTCATCAGCGTTCGAAACCAGCGTCGAGGAACGCACAAGGCGGCAGCGTTCTATGTGACCGGCGCCCCCTCCGGCGGAACTCCCCCCGAGACCGGAGCGGACACCAACGGCGTTTTTCAGGGGTGTGTCGATTTTGAGTCGCTGACCAGCTTCGCAGACGACTACACGCTGTCCAATGGCGCCCAGCCTGTCACCGCGACCTGCATCGACTGCAAGTCGGTCAGGCCAGCAACGCGGGGGTACAACGTCCGCAAAGCGGTCGACTGCTCCTACACTGCCTCGGGCACCAGCACCGCTCGAAACGCAAGCACGGTGGTTGAGAGGTCATCTCCGCTGTCGCCTTGAAGTGATGATGCAGATGCAGCGGCGGAAGGTTCTTCCTCACTGAACCTGTAGAAGCAGGTCCTCGCGGTTGTTCCGCGGCGTGTTCACTGCCCGGCTGACCCGGTATGCCTCCATGGACGGGGGCGTGCTGGCCAGCAGCATCGCCATGGCGTCGTCCGGGCCGGCGGTCATCCAATCATCGATCTGGCCGGCGTGCAGCCACACGGGCATGCGGTCGTGAATGTCGGCCGAGACGCCGCTGCTGTCGCCGGTGATGATGGTGAAGGTGCCCAGGTTGCCGTCGGGCAGCAGGGGACTGGTGTCCTCCCACAGGCCAGCGGCCAGCAGCCCGGTGGCGTGGATGAACCACGGGTCTTTCTTCCCGTCCTCGGGGTTCACCGACCACTCGTAGTAGCCGGCCATGGGGATCACGCAGCGGCGCTTCTTGAACGCCGCCCGGAAGGCAGGCTTGGTGGCCACCGTCTCGATCCGGGCGTTGATGGTCGAGCCCTGCAGGCCCTTGGCCTTGGACCAGAACGGCAGAAGGCCCCACGCCAGCCGGGTGACCTGACGGCCTTCGCCGCGGTCTAGGATCACCGATGCGCGCTGCGTCGGCGCCAGGTTGTAGCTGGGCTGGATCTCGGCCAGGCCGGGGGCAAGGTCAGCCAGCCCCGGCTGGCCGAAGTCGATCACGGGGAGCTGGACGAATCGGCCGCACATGGCCGGAGGGTAGCCCGGCCTGCCGTTCCAAGGATGTGATCCCGAACGGTTCAGCCGGTGAATGCTTCCTTGTCGCAGCCTTTGCGACCGCCAGCCGTATCCTTCCCGCCATGCATTCCTCCCACGGCTTCCGCACCGCGCCGATCCCCTCTGGCTGGGTCCAGACGGGTGAGCGCTGGGCGCTCTGGTACAACGGCCGCGAGACGGCCAGCGTTACGCCCGATGGCGGTCCTGGGGTCCGGCTATGGATGGAAGGCCAGAAGATGTGGGACGTGAAGGAAGTCCGCGCCGCCAACGTCCGGCAGGCGAAGCGCTACGCCGAGCGCTGGTGCGCGGCCAGGCTGTATCCCGATCTGCCCCTTCGTGAAGCCGTCGCCCGGTTGACAGACAGCACCCCGATCCAGCCGCCGCCGCCACTGCCCGGCCTGCCGCCAACCCGCGAGCAGCAGCAACAGGCCCGGCGCTTGGCCGAGGCTGGAGCGAAGGAGATCGAGCGAATCAAGGAAGCGCTGGAGCCGCGCCGACCGCCGAAGGAGACCAAACCTCGCCCGAAGGACGCCCGCAAGGCGTGGATGAGGGCAGGGCTGCAGCAGATGCGCCGCGGTGTGTAGCGAGAGAGGATGAAGAAAAAAGGCGGAGCCGGAAGATTCACGACTCCATTACGCCATTTTCTTGGAAACCCTTATGCCGCAAGGGTCTTTGGTGCCGGTGAAAGGACTCGAACCTTCATGGGGTCACCCCCGGCTGATTTTGAGTCAGCTGCGTATACCATTCCGCCACACCGGCAGGCAGCGTGCGAGTGTAACCGAGGTCGGCACGGCTTTCATAGTGGGGAGGCCGATCGGGGCGCGTCCTGTCGGCTTCGGCCCTGTCATGGCTATACTGCGTCGGCTTGAATGCCTCCAGGAGCGGTAGCCGATGACAGTGTTGCAGGACCTGAGGGTGCTGGTGGTCGAGAACGACGAGATGAGTGCCGCACTGCTGCAGATGCAGCTGGTGCATGCCGGTGCGACGGTGGTGGGGCTGGCCGCGAGCGTGGCTGAAGCGCTGCGCCTGCTGCAGGCGTCGACCCCGGACGTGGCCCTGCTCGATTACCGCCTGGCCCGCAATGAGACCAGCGAGCCGGTGGCTGCGGCACTGTCGGCGCGCGGAGTGCCGTTCGTGCTGGCCACCGGGATGCAGG